ATATTTTACATTTAGTTCATGTTGGCGCAAATGATGGCAAATACCACGAGTTTGTAACTGGTAGAAACATTATTGGTGATAGTGATAACTCTATATCTGCTGTAACTATAACAGGTGAAGATAATAAGATTGCTGAAAATGAACAAAATAATGACTTTGAAACTATTGCTGATGGATTCTTAGACTTTACAGAGTCTAACCCATTTGGTGATCCTAACGAGACATAGCCATGTTCGGAACACATTTTTATCATAAGAAGATTAGAAAGGCAGTTTCAGCCTTCGGCACAATGTTTAACAACATCTATGTGCTAAGAACTAATTCGGCTAATCAAGTTATTAGTCAAGTTAAAGTTCCTTTATCTTATGCCCCAAAACAAAAATATTTAGATAGAATTAGAGAAAATCCAGATTTAGATAACGATACTAAGGTAGCTATTAAGTTACCTCGCGTGTCATTCGAAATTGTTAGTTTTAGTTATGACCAAAGTCGTCAGCTACAAAAGACAAATAACTTTTTCCAAGCTGGATCTTCTAATACTATTCGTAATAGATTCTATAGCTTTGTGCCTTATAGTATTAACTTTCAGTTAAGCATATATGCTAAGTCTCAGGATGATGCACTCCAAATCGTAGAACAAATTTTACCCTTCTTTAATCCACAGTATACGCTAACTATGAAGCCATTCGATGATTATCCTGATATTAAAGAGGATATTCCTATTACGGTGGTAGGCGTTAACTTTGCTGATGATTTTGAAGGACCTATGGAAGCACGTAGAACTATCGTTTATTCAATAGATTTTGACATGAAGATTAATTTGTATGGTCCTGTTACAGAAACAGGTGTCATTACAAGAGCAATTACAGATGTATTTGATAATGATACAAATGCACAATTTGAAAGAATTAACGTAACACCAAATCCAGAGAATATAACAGGTGATTCAGACTTTGGATTTAATACAGATATTGATCTTCTACAACCATTCGAACCTTATGTTAATTATGGATATGTAGACTCAGATTATTTTGTTTAACTAGGAGCAATCAATGGCCATTACACTTAGAAATACTAAAGGCTCTGCTTTAACATATGCTGAATTAGATGGTAACTTTACTGATCTAAATAGTAGAGTACTAGATTCTGACGGCATCAGAGCTCTTGTAGACTCGGACTATGTAAATGCCCGGGCTACACCGCATTATTCTGGGTTTGACTCAGACTTTGGAACCAAAACTACTACTAACCTTGCTGAGGGAACTAATCTCTATTACACCACGGCAAGAGGTGATAGCGACACGCAGGCACTTGTGGATTCAGCTTACGTTCAAGCTAGACAAACCTCGCAAGACTTTGCTTACTCCAGCTTAACCGGTACACCAAACCTTAACGAATTAGCTGGTGATTCAGATATAGATTTTGGTTCAAATAAAATATTGTATTCAAATAACTATGATTCTACCGGATCTTTACCAAGCGCATCAACATATCATGGTATGTTTGCTCATGTCCATGATGAAGGCCGCGGCTACTTTGCGCATGGTGGTAACTGGGTTGGACTTGCGAATAAAACCGAAGGCTTAGGCGGTTTAGATGGTGAATACAACAATGGTGCAGTTATTGATGTTACAGGCGATGGTAGTGATTTCTTCAAGCGTGAAGTTACAACCAACGGTGTAAGAATAATGGGTGCTGGAACAGTAGGTGGTCAAACAGCAGTTCCAGATGCGTGGTTGGAAAAAGTAGCTCGCATGTTTGAATTGTTTACAGATCCAAACGGAGTTGGGATTAATGAATCAAACCAACGAGGATTAATTAAAACACTAAGCGGTGATACAGGTACATATCACGCTGGATTTCCAACTATTCAAAGAGTAGCAAGAGGCGCAGGTGCAGACTATTCTCCAAACTTCTTAACTGATTCAGGTATTGCTAGTTGGAACCTTACAAATTTACTTGATAACACTGTTCAAAACGATATGGTTTGGTATTTGAATTCAACTGGTAGTGGATACGGTGATGGCGATCAAGATGCACAAGAAGTTATTGAACACGTATTCCACACATTACACATGCACGGTTTACCTGCAGATAGTATAAAACTATATGAGTATTTGGATTCTAACTGGGCCACCGGTGATTTGTATGCAGCAATGGAAGAAGCCTATGATGCAGGCAAGTGGGATCCGTCAGGTTATGGCGGAGTTGCCTGGAAAACAGATGCAAATGCATATGAAGTAGCAGCAAAAGAATATTTGTATCTACTTAACTTCTGTATGTTTGAATACACGAGTCTTTGGGACGGAGGAAGCCTTGCTCCCGAATGGACAGATGATATGCGTACGCAAGCTGGCATTCAAGCGAATAACCCATTAGGTTATGCTTTCCATAATACTTGGATTGCTCCGGTTATTAGTAAGCCATCAATTGCTACTATTCAAAACATATTCCAAGATGGTAACACACCGGCTCAAGACGATCCAAATCTTGCTGGAGATCCGGGATATGTTGTAGATTTTCCACTTCCAGGGTTTGAGCTACCAATCACTTCTTTAATTGATTCAGCTTACGTTCAAGCTAGAACAACTCCGCACTACAGTGGGTTTGATTCAGACTTTACAGCAAAGTCAACAACTGATCTAACAGAAGGTACGAATCTCTACTACACGACCGTTAGACATGATAGTGATTTCACAATTTCTTTGAATAGTGCTATATTAGACTATTCAACCGATTCTGCTACTTTGTGGAGTGGCACTGCGCCAACTACTGTGGACTCGGCCCTGGATAGAATAGCTCTAGTCGTTAGAACACTTAACGGAGGCACCGGTGCTTAGGTAGGTAAATATGAAAAAAGATGATGATAACACAGCAGAAAATGATTTTGAATATTCAAGACAAATTTACCACGATCTCTTAGCTAAAGGTTCAGAGGCTCTTGAAGATATGATGGAGGTAGCAAGAGCTACTGAACATCCAAGGGCCTTTGAAGTGCTATCGGGTATGATGAAGAATATGGGTGACATAAATGGCAATCTCATGGATCTTCATAAGAAAAAGAAAGACTATCATAAAGAAGATAAGCCACAGGAGTTAGCTAACCAAACTACTAATAATGTATTTGTTGGGTCTACAAGTGATTTACAGCGTATGCTTTTACAAGATGAAAAGGAGAATATAGTTGACATTAGCGATTACAAGACAGATGAGTGAAACCTACCTTGGCAACGCAAATATTAAAAGAGACGGAGTCTTACATAATTTTACACAGCATGAAGTACGAGAATATAAAAAGTGTTTAAATTCTCCATCATATTTTGCGGCCAATTATTGTAAAATTATTCATCTTGATAAAGGCTTAGTGCCTTTTGAATTATACAAATATCAAGAAAAAATGTTTAATCATTTTAGTGATAATAGATTTAGTATTGTTCTTGCTTGTCGCCAGTCCGGCAAGTCTATTAGTTCTGTTGCGTATCTACTTTGGTATGCAGTGTTTCATCCAGAAAAAGTTATTGCAATTATCGCAAACAAAGGTGCCACAGCTCAGGAGATGCTTGGGCGTGTAACTCTCATGTTAGAGAACTTACCATTCTTTTTGCAACCAGGGTGTAAGGCACTTAACAAAAGATCTATAGAATTTAGCAATAACAGCAGAATTGTTTCAGCAGCAACGTCTGGTTCATCAATTCGTGGTATGTCGGTTAACTTGCTATATCTAGATGAGTTTGCATTTGTTGAAAATGCTGCTGAGTTTTATACATCGACATATCCTGTTATTTCATCAGGCAAAGACACAAAGGTCATAATAACGAGTACAGCAAATGGGATCGGTAATCAGTTTCACAAAATCTGGGAAGGTGCAGTCCAAGGAGTCAACGAGTTTAAATCTTATAGGGTTGACTGGTGGGACGTACCGGGGCGTGATAATGACTGGAAACAACAAACTATTGCTAATACAAGTCAGCTCCAATTCGACCAAGAGTTTGGTAATACATTCTTCGGAACAGGAGATACGCTTATAAATGCTGAAACATTAATGGGTTTCAGGGCAAAACCACCTTTAAAATTACTTGAAGGAAACAGTGTTTGGATCTATGAAGAACCACAAAAAAAGCACGAATATGTAATGACTGTAGATGTTTCGAAAGGAAGAGGACAGGACTATAGTACATTTAATGTGATCGATATTAGCACAAGACCTTTTAAACAGGTTGCTGTTTATCGCAATAATATTATTTCTCCCATACTCTTCCCCAACATTATTTATAAATATGCGAAAGTCTATAATGAAGCTTATGTAGTTATTGAATCAAATGATCAAGGCACAGTTGTCTGCAACGGAATGTACTATGACTTTGAATATGAAAACATGCATGTAGAGTCTGCAGTAAAAGCTAATGCTCTTGGTATTGAAATAACTAGAAAGACTAAAAGGCTTGGATGTTCTAATATTAAAGACATATTAGAGAATAATAAATTAGAAATTGTAGATGAAAACACTATTTTAGAAATATCCACATTTGTTGCTAAAGGACAATCATATGAAGCCAGTGATGGAAATCATGATGACCTAATGATGAACTTAGTAATGTTCGGTTATTTTTCTACAAGTAACAACTTTGCTGAGCTAACAGATATTAACATAAAACAAATGTTGTTTGATCAAAGGATGCAAGAGATAGATCAGGATGTATTGCCATTTGGCTTTGTTGATGATGGACTAGAAGAAATTCCGGCTGAGCCTGGAGAGGTACTAGGTCAAGAATGGGCTATTGAATATGAGGATACTTTCTAATTTTTAAATATTATAAATACCTGTAATTGATTAGCGTATTATGACCGAACATATAATTTTTTCAGAGGAAGATAAACATGGCAATTGGTACACCTTCAGAGTCACCAGCGATTGTCGTCAAAGAAGTAGACATTACAGGCGTTGTTCCTAACGTTCAGTCATCTACAGGCGCATTTGTTGGTAATTTCCGTTGGGGCCCAGTTGAGCAGGCTACACTCATCAATAATGAGGGTACTTTGGCTTCAACTTTTGGTGCACCTAACGACGACACAGCTGTTGACTTTCTATCAGCAGCATATTTTTTAAGATATTCACAAAGCTTACAAACTGTACGTATGGCAACAACTGCTGCTAAAAACGCATCAGACATTAGTGTTGTTACACAACCTACAGTTAAAAATGACGACAACTACGATACTCAACAATCAGCACTAGATAGTGATAATCACGTATTTATCGGAAAGTTTCCAGGTGATTTGGGTAATAGTTTAAAAGTAGAAACATGCCCTACATCAACCAGTGACTCAGCGTTTGATAACTGGACTTATGTAGCAGAGTTTGACGCAGCTCCAGGCACATCATCGTTCGCGACAGGTGTTGGTGCTTCAAATGATGAGATGCATGTAGTTGTTATTGATGAGGATGGCCTATTTACAGGCACAAGGGGCACAGTCCTTGAAAGATATCCATTTGTTTCAGTTGCATCAAATGCAAAAGCTAGCGATGGTACAAGCAACTATATTATTGATGTAATTAACAATAGCTCTAACTATGTAAAAATGGTTGGTTTTGGCACATCGCAGTTTAGCGCAACAGCTGGAACTGCTGCAGCAGCAGCGGTTGATTATGAAAATGCTTCATTCGATGATGTAAGATCTGGTTCACTGGCAAACGGTGCAAACTCAGGTACTCTTACGCCAGGTAACGTTGCAACAGGATTTGATTACTTGGATGATAAAGATACCGTACAAGTAGACTTCTTAATTGCTCCTGGTATGAATGCAAGGGCAGATCAAACAACAGTTGTAAATGATCTAGTAACAATAGCACAAACAACACGTAAAGATTGTGTTGCTATTGCTTCACCGGCAAGAACTGATATCGTAAACAGTTCAACACCAAATGCAAATGCTGTCGCAACAGCTGCAACATTTACAAACTCTTCATACCTAGTAGTTGATAATAACTATCTAAAAGTATATGATAAGTATAACGACAAGTATCGTTATATCCCAGCTGCATCTTCAACTGCAGGTATTATGGCAGCTACAGATCTTAATGCAGCTCCATGGTTCTCACCAGGTGGTCCAAGACGTGGTCAATATCTAGGTATTACTGCACTGTCTTATACACCAACTAAGGCAGAAAGAGACACACTATATAAAGCCGGTATTAACCCAGTAGCTAATATCCCAGGTCAAGGTGTCCTTCTGTTTGGTGACAAAACAAAACTAAACAGACCATCAGCATTCGATCGTATTAATGTACGTCGTTTGTTCCTAGTAATCGAAAGAGCAATTTCACTAGCAGCTAGGAACACATTGTTTGAATTCAACGATGAATTCACTCGTGCTGAATTTGTTGGTATTGTAGAACCATTCTTGAGAGAAATCAAGGGTAGAAGAGGTATTACAGACTTTAGAGTTGTTTGTGACGACACAAATA